TTGCTGGAGCATCAATAGCATTAGCAGTTGTTTCTAATAGTTTAGATGAATCTCTTTGAACTTGTTCAGAAGTAATTGCAGTATCGCTTAATCCTTTAGTAAATGCTATATCTTCAATTTCATCTGATGTTGTTTGAATATCTGAAACATTTTTTCTAAATTCACTAGAATAATCATCTGCGGTATTAGAAATATCTTCAAGATTTTTCTGTAGTATATATTCTTGAGCATCAGATAAGAATACAGAATCAGCCACTGGTTTAGATACAAGTTTAGCCGCAAGATCAGATGTATCAACTGCGTCATTCAGTCTTTCACGATAGAATCTTTCCAGAGCTTGAAGAGCTGATGAAACATCAAATATATTATTAATTTCATATTGGCCAAAGAATTCAAACCCGGCCGGGTGCATAGTTCTGCGAAGAATATTCTTATATGTGTCATATTGTTGCGAAGAACGAATAACATATGAATATTGCTGATAATATCTATTGTCTTGTAAATAAATTGCGTCTGATAAGAAACCATTATTTGTTGAATACAAACCAGCATATTTTGCTAAAGGTGTATTTGTAAATCTAATAATTGCACGTGTTGGATAATTTTCTTCAACTGCGTCCAATGCAGCATCAACATCATCAATATTTTCTAAGTCAACGGCATCAGATGCATATACAGAACCATATGAGCCAAAGACTCGTTGTCCTGTCAAATATTCTTCTGCAAAATACCCAAGAGAATACGGGTCAATTTCAATCATCCCACCTTCTACACTTTTGGCGCGATCATTAATTGAACCAACATAATCAGCATCTTCTAATGCAGTACTAAAGTTTGAATCGTATCCTCGAGGAATAACATATGAAACAAAATCTCCAGTGTATCCTACACCAAATTCTAAAAATTCAAATGCAACAATACCACCGCTTGAATTGACTTCTGTAATTTTAACTTTGGTTTCAGATGAATCTGCCTGGCCGTTTGAAATGTTTAGGATTTGACCAACTTCAAAAAATTGACCTGCATATTCAATTTCATACAAACCTAAAGCATTTACTAAAGTACCTGCAAAGTTTGTATCATTTATAGTTGCGCCAACTTGAATTGTGCCTCTAAATGATTTTGAAATTGTGATTTCATAAATAGCGCCAATTCCAGTTCTACGAACTCTTTCGAGTTCAACATCGACTACAGATCCATTTGTATTGTTAATTTTTATAAATTCATTAACAGCGTCAAAAGGATCACCTGAAGATACATCTACAAAGATAACATTTTGTTGAGACCAACGGCCATCAGAAGCAATTAGCAATTGATCTTTTGGTAATGTGATTTCAATCTCAACACCAAACAAAATTCTGAATAGAGTTTTGATTGAATCTAAAGAACCTTTTGATTGATATAGTTCTTGTATATTTTTATATAATAATTTTTTATTCGCAGTAAAATTGCGGACAAACCCTTCACCAATTTCTTTTGTTGCCAAATCAATAAATGCATCAACAACCCTGTCCAAATCTTTATTATAAAGAATTGAATTAAGAATGTTTGATGGGCCGGTATCTTCAGTGTTTATAAATTTATAATATTCCTGCAAGATTTCAATAAGTGCTTCCGCGTCAGATAATAACTGTTGCGGAATTAAGCTACTTACTCGGCTTGATTCGGTATTTGAAAAATCAGACATTAATTAGTCACCATGTCTCGGGAAGGTTGTATATTCAGGTGCACCATTTGAACCTAGGATTGCAATTAAGTCTTCCTCACCTGTTATTGTAATTCCAGGCGTATCGTCAAATTCAATTGCAACTAATTGATTGAACTTAGGAGCAATATCATTAGAATTTGGTTCACAGAAAACAAGAATAGTATCAGTTGATGTAATCGTAAGATCTTTCATTTCAATTAAGCCTTGACTTGGATACACTGTTCCGACATTACGGTATAAAATATCATTTGTTGCCTTTGATCTAATAACAACTTCTCGGTTTGATGTTCCTGCAATTGGAAGATCTCCTCCAACGCATTCAACGCCATCAATAACAAAAGTATTAGTTGAAATTACTTCTTCATCAGAATCTGATTCATAAATTGGAGATGAAAATTTCAAAGTGTAATTTGTAGAAACACCAACAACTGGCTCGACGTGTTTATGCATTTTTAATCTAACAACGGAGTTTAGAATACCTTGGTCAGTATCATCAATAGCTGCTAATAAATTTGAAGCTCGTAATACTCCATCAAATTTTTCTAAATAAGTATCATTATAATTTTGAATTGAATCTCTTACTGCTGCTTCTAATTGTGACTTTGTTCTTGATGTATCATTTGAGTTATACTTAAAGAAAACATCCATAGTAATATATGTGTAGTCAGGATCTTCAATACTTGTTGTAACTGAACCTACATTCTTTTGTGATAAGAATGAATTTACTTGTGCTTTTGTTGAGTCTGATAAAAAATCACCTGACGTTGGCTTAATTGAAATAAACACTTTACCGTAAATTGGAGGATCATTTACTTCACCGCCCCAAACAGAAATGTCTTTGATGAAATCATATTTTGCCAATAGTAATGCACGATAATCAATTGCAGTAACCGCACGATTTTGTGCAGAAAATAGTTTAGGTGCATTATAGCGAATAGATTCAACTGATTCTTTATTTGCACCAGTTGACGTTCTTGTAAACCCAGTTGTATTTGAAACTGAAATTGATGTAAATCCACCTATTGCATTATTAGCTGTAAATGAGCTTGCGCCGTTTCCATCTTCGCCATTTGTTGAAAGATATGTTAATTCAACGATACGACCTGTTGCGGGCAAGAGGCCTAGATTGCCATCACCGAAATGGAATTCATATTGCCCATCAGAATTTTCTTGAATAAAATAAATTTTTGATGTAGATGTTGCTTCATTAATATTTGTATATTTTGTGTAAGTATCATATTCAGATGAAGTTAAAGACTCACGAACTCTTACAATCATTGTTGAGACATCAACATTCGGATCAGGTATTTTGAATTTTTGCAATTCAATAGAATTATCAACACGATAAGAAAGTGTATTTAACTTACCTTCCATTAATTCAACATTTGTAAATGCATACTGATTATTTACATCTTTGTCCGCAAGAAAAGATGTGTTTGTTACAAATTGTTTTGTTGTTGAACCAATATTACCGGTAAATGTTGTACCTTTTGGAATTTGTAATTGTGCCGCAGATGAAGCATTTCCTGTCACAGTAACATCAACATAAGCTTTTGCCGCAATTGTTGAGTTTGGAATATATCCCATACTCTTTGCATGAGAAACAACATTTGAGCGAATTTGTGCAGAATCTAAAAAAGATTCATTGGTATTCATATGTGCTAATAAAGCATTGTACTGTGTATTATATGCAAGAATGTCAAGAAGAACATTGAGGCCTGAACCATCAAAGTCATAATCATTAAATTTGTCTTGTGAACTTAGATATACTTTTAGATTTGTCTTAATCTGGTCAAAATCTAGTTCGGTGACGTTTTTAATATTTGTAGCCATTTATCGGGTTCTCTCTAAAAATAATTCAACATCAACATTCTCTCGAGTATTTAATAATACAACTGATACTGATACGAATATGCCATTTGCTTCGGAACGATCTTGAACATTAACATTTGTTACTGAAACTCTAGGTTCGTATTTAGTAATCACTCTTTTAATTTCTTTTTCCATCAATCCTAATGTAATCGGATCAGGTTGCTCAAAAAGGTATGCCGTAATATTTGAACCTATTGCTGGTTGAAATAAACGTTCACCTTTATTTGTTAGTATGATAGACTTAATTGAACTCTTAACGGCAGCAATATCTCGTAAAGGAACTACATCACCAAAATTAGGATGTGGTTTGAATCGTAAGTCTAAATCTGTATATGGCTTAGCACGGGCTACAACTTTTGCTGAAACCTTAGCTAAATTTTGATCTGATAGAATTTCTGTACTCATAGTATTATTTATACCTTATCCACCACAGTTTACATCACCTGAACCTGCTGCAATTGCACTTCCGCATGCCACAGGATCACCAATCCTAGCTAATTGTTTATTATTCAAATTGACTGTTCCTGAACCTGCTGCGGTTGAACTTCCATGTGGAGCAGATGGAGATGGCGAACCATGTGGAGCCCATCCATCACCTTGTCTGTGAGCAGGAATTCCATTAACATTACAATCTCCTGAACCACCAGTTGATGCTCTTGGAGGAAAGGATCCATGACCTGTACAAGGATCACCTTTTCTAGAAACCATTGGCATTTGCATCTCCTATAATGCTGGATAATTTCCTAGTGATTTTTGATAATTCAAATATTCTTCTGCTGTCACAGGAACATCATTTACTCTAAATAAAACTTTTGAACCTGACTCGCCTTCACCATATTGCTCAGTATAATCTCTAATAAATTGATCTCGGTCAGAAGAATAGTTGTTTACCGCTAAAATAGAACATTCTAAATCTGCATAAAATTCATCGTCAGGAGCATCATCAACATGAGCTCTTACAGTAAATTCAACTGTATATGAACCTGCCTTTGCAGATCCATAAGATCCAAAATTAGATCCATCTCTTTCTAAAACAAAATTTTCAGGTTGCTCATATGGAGTTCCTGTCCAATCAATATAAGTATCCATATCAACGGTTGTTCCTGAGATTTGTCCGGTCGAAGAATTCAAAGTTAAATTATTTGGCAATGTTCCAGCAACAACTGAAAATTCTAAATTTCCGTCAACGCCAGTCCATGAAGCATATGCACCTAAATCAAATTCAAAATCAAATAAT